ATGGTAAACTACGGATTTTTGTTTATATTGTCGTTTATAAGTGTCTCAATACCTTTGACACTTATAACAATATTACCCGCTATTGGGTACGATATAAACCTGGAGAATTTACAGGTATTGGCTGATGAATACGATGTACCGTTTTTTCCGAACTGGATACTGGATTTTTTCCAGTTTCTTGATAGTATACCGTTTATCGGTACTGGTATTATCACACCAATACTTGAATTTACGTTGTACCCATTTTTTTATTTAATTCATCTGATGCCGTTCATGTCAATGATATTAATACCGGTATATGCAGGAGCAACAATCGTTTTAATTTTCAAATTAATCCAAGTATTATGGCTTGGATAGAGGAACATACAAATGAAGAAGATACTATTAACTATAACGATATTACTCATTACACTTGGTTCAGTGTTTGGGGGTAATACGACAAATACAACAACACCGAGTACGACACAGAATCAAGACTTGTTTACTGTTGATACGGATGATACGTTTACGATATTTATAATGATTCTTATATACACTGCGACACTAATCTTTGGTCTGTATTATTCGATGATACCGTTTTCGTTGATGAACTTGTTTTATTCGTTAATTGTGTATGCATCAAATAATAGTATCATCATATCACTCTTATTTTTATCCATATTTGTGTTTTCTTTGGTTTTCCAGACTAATATAAAAGAAAATACAGGTATCACGAGTTGAAGTATACACGAATGTATACCAAACAGAGTACGAAAAAATGACAGAAATAACAACAGCACAAGAATTTGACAGACAAATTCAGAAACTCTTGAAAAAGACAACGTTGACATTTTCGCGAAAGAAAAAACTTCTGCTTGTATCAGATATGGCAGAGTTAACAGCGCAAGCGTACAGAAAAGAGCTGATTAAAGAAGAAGAAATGGACGAATGGTTCACCAAGATATTCTCCAAGTACGGATGTAAACGTGAGGACTTTGTCAAATGATACTATTCTACGTAAATCTAACACTTCTAGCGATACTGTTATTATCGTTTTTTGTTTTGTATTTGTATCTACAAAAAGTGAGAAAAATCGAAACTATTGCAGTCTTATTAAACGATGACGGGTTTGTCTTAAAATCGTTCCCGATTAAGTTAGACGATAAAAAGTTCGAGTACCAGAAGAAAGTGTATAATACAGTCAAACCAAAAGTGCGTATTGGTGCAAAATCATATCTCTTCTATAAAATCAAGTACGCAGACCCAATCAAACTTGAGGATATGCATAACTCGCGTATGAGTGCTGATGTATACCATTCAATCATATACACAGAAGTAATCAAACGACTGAATAATTATAGCCCAGGACTTCCGTTTGAGTTGAACGCAAAGACAATGTTAATCGGTGGGGGATTAGTGTTAGCGATTATATTTTTCCTCACGATGGGTGGATAAAAAATGACGCATAAACCGAACCACGTGGAAGAGTATTTTAAGGATACAATCCATGAACAGAAAAAGTACGAGTTACTCTTTAATGTGTCCAAGGATAACATAGACTTGGACTTGAAGACTGAAGTATCAGAGCAAGAGTTGCGTGATATTGTGACACTCAAACAGAACGATGACTTTTTATCTAAACATGGTATAAAACCAGTGTTTGATACATACATCGAGAAGTTTCTACGTCTCAAGATTAGTTTACAGCGAAAATCACGAGAAGAGTTTGTCCGAGTTAACAGACCAGAACCTGATGATCAGACTAACTTTCATCAAAATGTGAAAACGTTAATGGGAGTGAAATAAATGAACGTTCAACTAAAAGACGATAACGGAAAAGTATTGTTCACAATACATAGCAGAAAAATACGGGTACAAAAAAATAAAACTGATGTTTCAATATTGATAACAGACGGTGAAGTATGATTTGTTTATATCGCGGAAGACGAGGAACAGGTAAGACGTTGACGATGGTCAAGGACGTGTTACTGTATACCCAAAATAAATGGAACGTTATCAGTAATATACACCTTGCACAACAAATACCGCATCAGGTGTTATCACGTCAAGAGATAATCGAATTGCTACATTCTGATCTACGTGATTATGTGTTGGTGTTGGACGAAATCCAGACCATTATCGACTCAAGACGGAGCATGAAGAAAGATAACATGGATTTTAGTTATTTCATTCAGCAGATACGAAAAAAGAACATCATACTACTCGCGACAACACAGTACACACGAACTGTTGATATTCGGTTCAGAGAACACGTTGATATCTTAGTGTCACCCAAGTTCATCCAGAAGTATCCAATTGTAGAAGTCGAGTACATGGACTTGACGACACAAGAAGATTTAGGGTATATCCAGACAAAGAACATAGTCTATGACCCCAAACCGATATTTGCGTTATACGATACTACCGAGATACAAACCTTGTAAGGTTACGTGGTTCATTAACATAGATACAATGCGTCTGATTATATGCTTGACCTTGTCTTATTGTATGACAATCAACAATTGACGTATTCAACACGTTTATGAGTCTATATTCAATATGTGTTTGCTGTTTTTGTTGTTCTTCTTGGTGTACCATGAGTATCACACTAGCTATGATAAGTAACGTGAGTATGAGTATCACTAATGTTGTGAGAATTTTACGTTCTTTCATTCCTCATCACCAAATCCTTTGATTTTCATAAAATCTTTATCCCAGTAATCTGAATCTTTATCCCAGTAATCTGAAATATCATCTATAAACTCTTTCAAAGTTTTTTGATTATATGTTTTTTGTTTCATTTTTTCGTCACCTTTTATTTTATCCATAAATTATTCATGATCAACCTCTCTGAATCTTTTTGTAATATAATAGAACAATAATACTATTTTTACTAAAAGACTTATTACTAATATTACTAGTAAATTTTGAAAAAATACTGAAAATAGTAATAAAATTATAG